TTAGTAGCGTCACGGGTTGCCCTATATCGTGTGATAACTGAACCAGACAACGAGATTTTTCTAGCCTGCAAAGCACGAATGATTTGTGCAGGTCGCACAGTTGGATCGTTTAGGGCTTCAATTAAATCTTTGCCATCGGCTTCACCAAGTTCGGCAACGATTTGGTCTATGCGATTACTTTGACCTGCTCGCTGTCCTTTTATTTCTGACAGGAATTTGCCCACTAGATGCCCCCTTGAGATGCCAATCGATGTGTGCATCCAACTTACTATCAATCTTCTCTACTTTTCCACCGACACTCCGCAAGATTTCCATGACGCTTGCATGGTCTTTGGTGTTCTCGTTCTTCACTTTCAGCAGAAGCGTAGTAATGATTCCGCCAACTGCGGTGACCAACGCTGCGATGACGATGCCCCAATCCACATCAAGCCTTTACGCCTGTGTACCGAATGTGCCAAGGCTCAGCACCTTTACCGTTAGCGTCACCCAGAACCTCATGGCTGAAACCAAATCGGACTTCGTTGGCAAGTAACCATTGAAGGGTTGCACCATGCGCGTCTTTGATGTCGATAGCGATGCCGTATAGATGGCGTGAGCCACGCGCTTTGTCGTTTGCTGGGTCATCGTATGGGGTGGCAAGCATTGCCATCCCAGGCTTGAGATAGTAAGTCTCGTTGTTCCAATGCTTTGTGGAGGCTCCGGCAATCGGTGCCTTTTGATAGCGCTGTAAGAATCCTGCGGTTTGCTGAGCTATTGAACGCAACGTGTCACCAGCTGATGTGGCCTTTAAGATGATGCCGTCAGCCTTCGCAGCGGTAGCCATCTCCTCAAATGCAGCAGCAGCACATTTTTCCAACTTGCCACCAGCAGACACAGCAACCACCATGTCAGGTGTTATCTGTGAAGGTTTCTTACCTTTGAGATGCTCGCACCAATGGATGTCCCGAACAGGCCAGTTCGGTTTCATGCTTTAGGTTTTGCGCCGAATGCTTCGTTGATTTCAGCAACAGTCAACTGACCGTCAAGGCTGGCTTGAGCGAGGCGTTGGATAACGGTTGCCACAGCTGCGAATCCGGCAAGGATTGCACTCTTGTATATAGGCAAGTCTGGGGCGATGACGGCACTACCGCCGATGATGGCTAGCGCTGACGATAGGAATACTGCGACGATTCGTCCTGCGATGTCTTGAACCTTTTTCATTCTGTGTCTTCTTTCTTTAACGCGCCGATGAAGTGAAGAACGAGAGCTGCAATGGTGAGCCAGATCACGATCTTTTGAAGCCCACCAGATAGCGTCAAGATTGTTGTGACAGATGCAGCGATAGTCCAAATCAACGCATGGAACTCACCCCAAAACTTCATCACTTATTCCTTCGACTAGGTGCAGGGGCTACGGTCAAGAATACAGCAGATAGCGCAATCAACGCACGACGAGTTTTCACCGGCACCGTTGAGTTGAGTGGGACATAGGAGTCAGCGAAACCTTGAAAGATATTGAGTACAGATTCGAACGCTTTACGCACAGACGAAGGTGCCGATTGCACAGCTTCAACCACAGCCTCAGCCTCAGCCGGACTCAACTCCGTTGGACTGATTTCTTCAAACAATGCCACAGCCTGCTCACTCGTCACGCTGGCAAGAACTGTTGGGCTGGATACGAGTGAGGCTGCTTGGCTGGTATCCAAATCCTTTTCCAACACCTGTGTAACTAATGCTTGCACCTCAGCCTTGTCAGCCGTTCCCAGCGCGTCTAGGACGGCTACTAGCTCTTGGTTGCTGAGTGCAGGTTTAGCCTCGTCTGGGGGGCTTAGGACGCTTGTGGTGGGGTTCTCTGGGATGGTTGTGGGGGTAGGCTGTTCCGATGTTGTGGTCACATTCTCGGTCGTTGTGGTCACTTCTGCAACTGTCGTGGTTGTGGTTGACTGAGGCTCCGGTATGGGTTCTGTTGTCGTTGTTGACGGTTCGGTTGTTGTGGTTGGCGGTATATAAAGCGTCACAGGCACAGTCGAGGTCGTGGTCGTCGTCGTTGAGGTTGTGGTAGTAGATGTCGTTGTCGTTGAAGTCGTTGTTGAGGAGCTGGTAGTTGATGCGATATTTTCTTGGACTGTTGTTGTTGTTTGTAGTTCTCCCATTGTGGTTGATGGGGAGAGAGTAGATGTGGTGGACTCTGGCATCGTGGTCGTTAGGGCTGCTGCTGATTGTTGTTGTGTTGTTGTCGTAACAGACTGAACCCACAACGACACATTCGTTATCGTCAGATTCCCTGGCTGACAACACGTATCAACCGAATACTGACGGAACGTAAACACATCCCCTTCAACCACCGGCACCGATTTAGAACCAGCATCATTGTTCAACATCGTCAACTGGATGTAGTTCCCATTCACCGCATACTGAGGCGGGTCATACCAAGCACCATCATTAGTTTGATAAGCCCAATCAAAATCAACCGTGTTAACACCAGCAGGAATCGTGGCCTCAATCTTCACCCAATGAGACTGACCAGAACACCCACCATTATCAGCACCATGCAACACCACCCCATTAGCAATAGTTTCAACAGACCCAGAAGCAGCACAAGACTGACTATAAACCCAACCACCAAAACCGTCAGCCTCAGCCGAAGGAACGAAACTGAATAGCGAAACTAAAAGTGCTGGGGCTGCAATCAGCCAACGACTATGAAGTAATGATTTCAGGCGCAACGAAGGAATCCGAAACCTCGTCATAAATATAACCAATACCGGCATAAATTTCGCGGAAGTTTCCGTTGTACGAAGTTTGCAACCATTGGCCTTCAATGCCAAGCGATGCTATAAAGGCTTGTCCTACTGGTTCGCTTTCTGGGAATGGCAGATTATCTATGTCATCGTTAGATACAACAATTACTTGTTGGACTTTGTTGTTTTTGATTTGTGCAAAGTGTGCCATGTTTAGGCCTTCCATCTAATATAAGCGACGCCTGATCCACCAGCACCAGCGTTGTTTGCACCTTGCGCACCGCCACCGCCTGAGCCTGTGTTCGCTGCAGCTGCGGTTCCAGTTGTTGTTCCACCAGCACCGCCGACAGATGATCCGCCTGCACCGCCTGACGCGCTACCTGCGCCGCCACCACCGCCACCCTTAAACAGCGATGAACCGCCGATAAATGTGTTGACCTGCAACCCTGCTCCACCTGCACCACCGTTTGACGATGTGGCGTTAGATCCGACAACTGTTGTGCCACCGCCACCGCCACCAGCAGTTGTTGCTGTTGTTCCGCTGAACCCTGTCCCACCATTAAAGCCGAACAATGTTGAAATCGTTGTAAACAAACCGACGCCAGCTGTGGAAACAAGGCCACCGCCACCGCCACATGTTCCTGGATACGCAATCAATGTTGTGTTGACGTCACCAGTACTTGCTCCACCCATGCCACCAGGAATAATGGTTTGAGGTTCTGCAGCTGTGGTTGCCATTGCCGAGGCCGATCCTTTGCCACCTGCAACACCATTTGTTGTTGAACCTGCACCACCAGCGCCAATTGTGATTGTTGTATTAGCAGTCAAATATGTTTCTACAAATTGCCAACCGCCAGCGCCACCGCCGCCACCGCCATAACCTGTTGCGTCGCCTCGACCTCCGCCACCGCCACCAGCCCAAAGATATATTTCAAACAATCCTGCTTTGGTAACTGTCAATGTTCCTGTTGCGTTAAATTGCAAATACTGGTAATTCGTTCCGCTAATAGTTACAGAGGTTGGTGCACCAATTCCGCCTGTAGCGGTTCCGTAACTTACACCACCTGAGGGAAAAAATATGGAGGCTGAGGCCGACGTGAAATAAAGTGTGCCGCCTCCCCACTGCCCCAAAGCAAGACTTCCTGAAGTAGTAACTGTGCAAGTACCAGCAGTAACTGTGCAAGTTCCTGTACCAATATTGATGATTTGTAAAGTATCGCCAGCCGTAAATAGTGATGTGTTCACAGTGATTGTTGTGTTTGATGCAGAGTTCATCACAACTCTGGTTCCCTTATCGGCAGCCACCAAAACATATGAAGCAGTCTGTGTAGAAACAGTCCAGTTGTAATCGTTGGCCTGCAATGAGGTCATTTGAGCTGCGGTGAGCGTCTGACCAGTAGTGAATGTCTGAATCGCCATAGTCCTCTACTCTAGCCTAAAGCTTTCGCTTGGTCATCTAACGCATCAGTACCCAAAATAAAATAGGTATAGATACGCGCTGGGTTCGTGTACAGGGTGACGATGTGACGGTCTGGGCTGATGTCATGGCTGATCCCTTCCAAAGCCATCAACTGTGTCACCGTCGACGGGGTGGACTTAGGGAACGTTTTTGTTACCGAAATCTGCGACCCAATATCAAGGTTCGTGATCGTGGTTCGTTGCGCGTCAGTCAACCCGTTCATAATGATTCGGATATTGCCGAACCAAAATTTTGGTACAGGTTGAATAATAAACGATGATAAATCTCTAGCATCATCCAATGTTTCAAGAATCGTTACAACGACTGTTGTGGATTGGGTTCCAAATTGAGATATAGATTCGGCTGCGATTGATTGTGCAGCTTGGATTGTGGTGTTGAGATTGCCTGCTGTTGG